CTCTAGTGATGTTGTTCGCCTTGGTGTAGCTCCTCGTTTCATCAATCCTGATTTTCATTACGTTTACGGTAAACACTTGACTGGTTCGATTTCTTCTTCTGATCAAGTCTTGTCCTTGGCCAATGAAGCTTTGTCTGTTCGACCACAGGGTTATGATCTTTTTGTAGGATGTTCTACGCGCTGTTCTATCAGGAAACCTTTTGATGTCAATATCTTTCGACAAGAAAAACAGCTCATGTGTGCTCTTCTTCGGAAACATGGGGATGCCATTTTTCGCATATCTCCCGATTCTGCGTGCCCTGAAATGATGTCACTGTTTAATGAATTTGTCGACGTTAAGGTTTTGCGTCTTGAAGTAGTTAATCCTCTTGAACCTGTTTTCTTCGTCGTTTGCAAAGGTTATCTGCCCACACCTTTCAGTGCTTCGTTGCCATTCGATAATCTTACTCGCTATTTCAATGAATCTCTTAACAAAGTTTTGGACAAGTTTAGGGTGTTTCAGGAAATGCTGTCTAGCGGTTCGACTCTTCGCATGAGTTGCGATGAGGAAATGCTCGAGAGTTATCGTAATGCGTTTGCGTTGAGGTCACAGTCCAAGTTTGGTACTCATTTTGAAGAAAACGTTCCACGGTCCTTTTCAAATCTCAGGTATCTTGAGTTGGATGAACTTCGCGCGCGCTTTGATGACGGTTCCTTTTCTGATGATGAGTATTCTGTTGATAACGAAGGTTTACATTTGTCTTCGTCGTATTCTTCTGAAGTCGACTTAGATGCGTTACTTACCGTTCCAACAGTTTGTCTTCCAGAAGGATCGTCTTCGTTTAGACCGGAAATTTCTTTCTTTGCGGACAAAGATGATTCATTTGATGATTATTCCTCTGAGTCCTCTTACCCCTTTTGTTGTTCTGACGCTCCTTTGGCGTCTTCCGAATTTATCGGATCTGAGACCGAATCTTGTTCGTTTGATGATTTTTCAGAAGTGATGTCTCGGTGTTCATCAGTTTCTGACTTATCATTTAGTGATAAGTATTCTCTCACACCGGTCTTATGTGAAAACCTGCCGGTTTCTCCTGCTCCTTCAAAGAAATCCTTCTTTAAATCATTGAAGAAGAAGACTTTGAAGACTCTCAAGAAGAAGAAACATGTTTTTGCTCATTCTGACGGGATTACCGTTTTAGGTCAATCTAGACCTACAGGGATCTCCGTTCCTCCCTTGGTTCCTGATTCAGTTTTGGTGGACCGTTTTGATTCTTCAACTACAACTGCTACTTCTTCCCATTCTGTTCCAGAATCTTCGTCACCGATTGTTAAAATTAATAACAATACCGAATCATCCTTTGTTCCATCTCAGATTCCCACTACGCCTCAGACGCAGGTCGTTCACGTGAATTCGACTGTTTCAGGTCAATTGCCTGCTTCATCATCAAAACTCGAAGTCTCCGACTCCACTGAACAGGATTCACCTGTTGTTCCGATTGCATCTCATCAAACAATGACCGCTCGTGCTGCTATGAGAGAGTTTCTTGAACTGTGCTCTTATGAACTGTCAGTTGAGGTTTCTAACCATCGTCGTATCACTAATAACATATCTCTTCAACTACCGTTGCGTACAGTAGTTCGTAATGAAGTAGGAGGATATGGTATCTGTGTTCATGACGGTGACGGTGATTGGTCTTTTTCTCTGAAACCTCAAAC